TAGCATAGCGAAATATTGGTTAAAGGTCACTATATAACTTAATAGAAATGTTTAAATCAGACAACTTCCGTTTTATGAACTTACATAATATCGCAATATCAATTTATAGCATAGCGAAATATTGGTTAAAAGCTACCATATATATTTATTGAAAGATACTTATTCAGGAGTAATCTGATTTATGAACTTACACAATGTCGCAATATCAAAATATAGCATAGCGAAATATTGGTTAAAGCTGCCTATATAACTTAATGGAGGAGATTTGTTCGAATCACATTAAGTGTGGTATAAATTTTTAATGATTTTTGTCCTAATATATAACCCTATATTGAAAATTAACCAAATTAATCAATTTTTGGGATATATTATCACCAAACTTAACATATTTTAGCAGATAAAGTCATTTTTGGTGCGTTTTTAACATATTTTAACTCATTTAAGCAAAAACTGTGTAGATTTTATACAAAAAGAAAACACCATTTATAATTAAATAAACGGTGTTTCCAAAAACCACAAAATCAATAAATTATTACGATATGTATTTAGCTGTATTTGTTGATGAATCTTTAATTACTTCATAGCTGAAGGTTTCAAATAAATTATCAATAACATGGTCAACGATGAAAATTGATTTGTTTCTAAATTTCGATAATAGATTACTCAACTCGGATTGATAATTTATAACATCTTGTTGATTAGATAATTCTTTACCAGAGTTTAATTGACCAGATATTTCATCAATAAATATATGACTAATATTGTTTTTAATGTTTAATTCATGGATTGCATAAACCAAACTTAATCCGAGAAAAGCATTTTGCATTCCAGATGATAACAATACAGGTCTGTAAACAATATTACCATTTTCTATTACAGTCATATATAAATCACCTGAACTATGCCAATATAATTTAAACGGCATATCTTCGAGTAATTCATTCAATACATTATTGATGAACTGTTGATAATACAAAAAGATAGCTTCAGGGAATTTATCTTCTACAAGTGCTTTGTATATGGTGAATACTGTATTTTTACGTTTATATTCATCATATTCTTTTAACAACTGATTTAATTGTTCAACCTTATTTTGATTGTACAATAAATTTGTTTTAGATTTCTCGTATTTTTCTAATAACTGTTGTAGTTCGAATTTATTCTTTTGTAATTCTTCTTGATATATCTTTTTCTTACTTGTATAGTTTTCGAATTTATCTCTTAATCTTTCAGCTGCTTCAATTTCTTTCTTCATTGATTCGATTCTCATTAATAAATCAATTCTCTTTTCATACATATTGTTATGATTTATTGCTTCTTGAATCTCTTCTGAATTCTTACGTTCCTTCGAAATCAATACAGATATTTTTTCATCTTTATCTTTTATTGCTTTATTATAATCTGATTTCTTGGTTTCTTTTATTTCAGATAACTTTTGATATTTAACTTCCAAATCTTCATTTAATGATTTAGGTATATCTAAAACTTTTATATTCATCTCATTCTTTACAGTTGATAATGAATTATTTGTAGATTTAAATATATCTGTTAATTCACTGATTGCTTTTGATTTGTTTTGATTCAGATTTTCAACAACTAATTTATGTTTATCAATTTCTTCTTGTTTAAGTTTCTTTTGATTATTTAAATCAGTTATTTTCTGATTCAATTCTTCAGTATGAGTAATATCAACATCAAATGGTCTTTTACAAGATTGACATATACCTGAATCAAGTTCATTCTTTATTTTCTGTATTTCAATATCAATATAGTATATTTCGGTATTTAATTTACTTATAATATTGTTGGTATCATTTATTTTATTAGAAAAATATTTTTCTGAATCATTAATTTGTGTACGAATATTATTGATTGTATTTTCGTATTCAGCTATCTTTGTATTATATTCTTCAGTAATTGATTTCTGATATTCTTTTATTCTATCAGATTTAACTACATCTAACTTTTCAATAGCTATTTGATACTTTTCTTGAAATGCTGCATAATCATCTTGTATGGTATTGAAATCTAAATCAATCAATTTACGTTCATTATCTATATTTATCTTTTCAGGTATAGATTTTTGTTCAGTATAATTAGATAATTCTATAAATGATAATTCTAATGATTCCAATGATTCCTTATTTAATTCAATTACAGTAGGATTATAACCTAATGAAATCAAATCATTATTGATTCGCTCTAAATCTTTTTCATTATCAACAATAACCTTCTCATAATTTAATTTATCTGTTTCGAAAGTTAATTGTGCTTGTTTTAAATCATTAACAGTATTTACAAAATTATTCAATTCAATCTTCGTATCAGTATAATTGATTTTTGGTTTTACAATATTTAATGATTCTTTTACATTTGGAAGATTATTTTTCAGTAATGATAAATAATTTATACCCAAATAATATAACATTAAATCTTTTAATTCAGAACCTGTTGTATTAAGTATTTTACTGAGTTTGTCTGAATTGAGAATCACTATATTATTGATAGTATTTCCAAACCATTCATTTAATAGATTTTCAATTACATCAATATTTGTTATCTCTTTATCAGCAGATTTAATAACTACATCAGATTTAACAGTAGATACATATTCTTTCCAATTAATAGATACCTTCTGTTCATCAGTAACATTATTTTTCCATATACGTTCATTTGTACGAATTATTTCAATATCTTTATGATTAATCTTAAATTTGAGTTTAACGATTTGTTTATCAATTTCAGGTTTACTATCATTGAACAATAATAAAGCATTCTTAACTTTTTGATTCTTACTTAAACCATCGAAAACATTACCGGTAATAACATACTTAATCATATTGTATAGAGTTGTTTTACCGATACCGTTAGTACCTTTGATTCGAGTTAGTCCCGGAATATCTAAGTTTATCTTATTTTCACCAAGTCCCATAAAGTTGTTAGTGTAAATAGATAACAATTGAATATCGTAATATTTATTACTATGTAAATCTATGATATTTCTATATTCAGATTTGAAAAGATTTATGATTTCGGATTTAATATCATCATTTAAATCTACATTATTAACTGTATCAATTTGTGCTTCAAATAACTTTTGAATTTGTAAATCTGTTAAATGGATAGGTTTCAATGATTCCAATTCATCTGTTAATATTGAATCAGATGTATTTATTGATGATTCATTACTATCAGATTCACCAATAACTTCTAAAACCTTCTGTATCTTTTCAATTGCTTCTTCTGATTCAATCTGCATACCAGAATATTTTACATCAATATTTGATTCCTGATTATTTAATATTGATTTAAAGAATTCTTGTATTTTATTTGTCAATACAGATTCAACCTGACGATAATAATACAACAATTTTATAACTATTGTATTTTCAACAACATTATATTTTGAAGGTAAAATAGCTTCGATTGTATTCTTATTTTTAATCAACATATCCATTATTTCAGCAATGGTATATGTTTCCTTAATATCGATAGTTACATAATTACGGAAATTAATTAATGATTCTTTTTTATCGAGAATTAATTTATGAGAATTAGTATCGATTTTATAGATGTTAATGAATTTTTCATATGTTGTTTCATCAAACTTAATCTGATTGTTTTTCAGAATCTTTATATATTCACCTTCACCTGCATTAACTTGTTGTGTACTTCCTGAATAAAAGAAGTAGTTATCATAATTGTAGTTTTCATGAATATCACCAGCAATTACATAATCACAACCATCATTTTTGAATGTGTCAATCGATAATTTTTTGTTAAGTATATCTTGTCTGACAGGTAATTTCTTTTCAGCAGCATATTCTTGCAATATATCATGATAAATACCTATATATGTTGAATTAGAATCTTTATCAAATGGTTGTAATTTCATACCATCTCTCAAACAATAACCAACATATTTTATGTTTTGATGAATTTTTGATTGATAGATACCAGATTTATTGATATATATAAATTTGTTCGAATAATCTTCATTTAGAGAATTCAACATATTTATGAATGTATCAAATACTGTTATATCTGTTTCACCTTCTTGTTGGAGAGATTTCTTCAATATTAAATCATGATTACCTTCCATAAACACTACTTCATCTAAAGTATCAATATTAAGTAAATCAACCAAAAATTGATATACTAATTTAACTTCAGCATTAGTTTGTGGTGTCACATCAAATATATCACCTGCAATTATTAATGAATCGATACCATAATGTCTATCACTTACAGTATTGATTATATCTTGAAACATTCTTTGCTGAGGTAATTCAGATTTTTTAAGATTCAAATGTAAGTCAGCAATATGAGCTATCTTAAATTGTTTAAAAATATTATTTTCCATTATTTGTTATGTTTAAAATTTTCAGTGTAGATTTTGTTGTTAAAATTCTGTTATCTCTATTATCACCAATAAAAATACCTGTATCAAAGTATCTATAAATTGTCGTATTAAAACTTACTTTCAGTATTGTAGAATATTCACCATATTCTATATCCATTATTTCACCAATAACATCATCTCCAAAGAAAATATCATCAATTACTTTTTGACCGATTTCAAATTTATTTTCCATTATTTTACATATTTAAAATTTAATATAATAAAATATCGGAAACATACAATAATTATAGATTGATTGTACATTTCCGATATACTTTTGAATTTAATAATTAATCGTTTTCAGGTGTAAATTTACCATTTTGAACAATCAGGAAACCATCGAAATCTTCCTTGTACATATTAAATATGGCTTCAAAATATTTAAATTTATGACCTGTAGAAGTTATGAAACCATCTTCTTCTATATCTTTCAGTTCACCTATGATATAATCTGAATCATCATAATCATAGAATTTACCCCAATGGTTGATATAATCAGATATATCTTTTCTTTTAATCTTCATACTCTAAAAATTCTCTCAATTCTTTGTAAAGATTTCGTTTACTTCCATAAACTATTTTATTATCTTCATCGGTTACATTGTTAACACAATAATCGATGGTTTTAGCTGTATCATGATTAACTGTGTTAACAAATTTAAACGGATTCTCTTCGAATAAATCCATTGCTTGTTCATAATTTTCGGCTTCTACTTCAGCTACATAATTGTTGTGAATAACATGTTCGAAATTAATTGTAAACTTTTTCATACTATTTTAATTTAATTTGATTTTTGTTTTCTAAAAATATATGTTAATAAACTTAACCAATGTATATCAAAATAATCCCTACTATCATTTTTATCTACATAATGTATTCTTACAAAATTAGATTGATTTGGTGCTTCAAAATGTAAGTAAGATTTATAATTATCTGGATATTCATCTTTCAAAAATTCTTTTAAAAAATTATTTGCTTCTTCTCTTGTAATCATAAATATTATCAATTACTTTTATTTCTGAATGTTCAAAGTCTATCCAACTGAAATCAGTTAGAGATATTTTACCTTCTCTTTTGTTTTCAGATTGCTTTTGAAACTTACCTTCTTTGCTATTATAAACAACAATAAAATCTGCAGTTATATCACCATCTGTTTGTCGAATTATATCACCTTCGTAAATTTCCCTTCTGAAGGAATCATACATACCAGTAAATTGTCCAATACTTTCAATAGCTACTGTTGAATCGGTTCGTATGGTTTCCAAATTCTTATAACTTTGAATTTTATCATAATCTATTAAATAACCATATATCCAACGATTTACTTCTAAATCAGTAGTAAATCCCCTAAATTTCATTATCCTCATAATAAACTGTTATTATATTTTTCAAATTTTCAAATTCATTATCAGATAATGGTTCAAAATACTCATAATCTATGTTTTTATCTTCAAATGGATAGAAGTATTTTAATCCTTCTGATGTTTCTCTAAAATCTTTCAACACTCCAATAAATTCTATTTTATCTTTTGAATTACCAAATTTACCCCATTTATCGATATATTTTGTATAATCAATTTGTGGTTCTTGTGTGAAATTTTCAACATAATATTCTTTTGTTGCTAATGTTGGATTGACTGCTCTTGTATGAACATATCTATGCTCCAGAATTATTAATCGTCCAGTTAAATCGTAATAAACAGAATTTTTAAGTCTTTCAAAATTAACAACAAGATATTTTTCACCATTTGGAGTTTGGTTGATTTGTACAACTGTACCAAACTTAAATACATAATCAAATACTTTTTGATTTACATAAAATTCTACTTTTTCTTCTCTTTCCATAAATTATTTTTATTATCTTTGTAAATTTCAACTATAAAACCTATGATAACCCATAAATTTAATATTGGTATGAGTGAAAATTTTATGAAAAATATTAAATCTTCCCTGTAATCGTCGAAATAATAAGGGTCAACTTTTTTCACATACAAATAAAAGAACGAAAATGTAAATACCAAACATATTAATGTGGTTATCAAATATATGTAGATTAATGTGAACACCATTTTTCTTTGTATATTTCAATTAATTTTTGTAATAATTTTTCTCTTCCAAAATGATAATCATAAAATCTTTCAACTAATAAAGGTGAATCTTCATCAACCCATATTTCGTAGATATACAATGGTTTATCATAATTATTTTTCTCATAAGGTTCATCAAACACTAATCTATAAGCAAAATAGAAACCATATTTTCTGAACCAATCAAATGCTAATTCATAATCTGGAATACTAATCAAATCAGGCAATTTATCACTATTTTTGAATTCGAAATCAATAAATAATGATTCTTCTTTATCTGATGAATTTTTTATACCAGAACCTTTATGATACACTAATAAACATTTTTCATCAAAACCTATTTCTTTCAACTGTTTAGATAAATAAATAGGTACTAATGATTTTACGAAATTATTTTTCATACGGCAACATCTGCTTTAATTTGTGAATAATGTTCTTTTGGTGAATAATTTTTCAAACGGAATAAATCAAAGTTTTCAAGACAAATAGCATTTAAAAAGTTATCTAATTCTTTTTGAGTTATTTCTCGTTTCAAATTATCTTCATTTAAAAAATCAAATGATGATATTAATGGATAATTATATTCAATTTGTGGTAAAGTTTCAGGTTTCTTAATATCAGCGAGATTTTTATATTCATCTGTTACTTTTTCACCTACAACTGTCAGATAATTATCATTATGTACTTTTATTTGGTGTAAATGATTCTTGTAAAGATGCCAATCATTAAAAGTACAATGAACAATTCTTGGTTTATATCCTGTCATTATACTTACGAAATGGAGCATAAACGAAAATAACAGAAAATCGTATGGTACACCTAAAAATATATCTGCTGACCTTTGATTAACATGCAAATCGAGGTATCTTACACAATTATGTTCAAAACTGGTGAAATGATACAGAAAATGACAGCAAGCCAAAGATTGTTCGTTCAAATCACTACCGTTCCAAAGACTAATCAAAGCTCTTCTGGAATCTGGATTAGTTCTCAATTCATTAATAACATAAAGTAATTGGTCAAATTTCTTCTGATTATCAAAAAATCTCATTTGATGTCCATAAATTTTACCAAATTCTCCTGTTTCTTTATTTACCCAACTATCCCAGTAATTTACCCCATTATCTTTAAGAAACTTTAAATCAGTTCTACCAAGTAATATCCACATAAATTCTACAAAAGCTGTTTTGAAACCAATTTGTTTACCTCTCATTATTGGAAATGAATAATGACAATGTAAATCAATGGTACAGCTTTGTGTTCTTAAAGTATTGATACCTGTTCTGTTTTCAGATTCTATACCAAATGATGCGGTTGTTATAGCTTTTTTGAGATATTGATGTTCGAAATCGAGTTGAGAATCAATTTCATACAACATTTCCAAATCTCTTATTTCATAACCTTCTCGATGAGTATCTAAAATATCTTTCTTCTCGTAATCTTTTTGTAATTCACATATTTTGGACCAATCAAAATCTGGATTAATCCAATAACTTATTTTATCTATATAATCTGCCATTGATTTATGTATTATATTTTTATTAACAATTTATTATATCGTAAAAATAATCAGATATAGATTGAATTATAAATTTGTAGATATATCTGTAACCTTCCAATAACTACCATGTTTGTCTTGTCGGAATCCCATATTTCTTTTCTGAATCTCTAATGAATCTCGTAATATCTGTTTCTCTCGAATATAAGGGAATCTTTTGTTTTCACCTTTATAAAGCGGTGATTTAACATCATAACCACCAATAACATAAATTGGTTCCTTAATTTTTATATATTGAGTATCACCATTAGTTTTATATAGATATTCTGTCTGCATGTGTAGTTTTTTGGTTTTATCAATGTATCTTTGAATATTTGCGTCTACCGGTATTGTATACTTCATATAATGATTCACTGTTTGTTGTTGATTTAAATCTACGAATTCTACAACATCATCACTTAGTCCAAATAGATAATAACCTTTATTTATCAGATAATCTGCAGCATTAAATTTAGATAACGTTCGTTCATGTGAATATATCTCTTTACCTTTGAACATAAATGATTCCTTGATTTTAACCATACGAAATATACCTGAAAATGTTATTTTCGAAACTGTACCATTTGCTGATGATTTATCTGGTCTTTTCAATAATACAGTATCTCGATATTCTTTTTCTAACAGACCTAATAAGATACCTTTCAAAATATTCTTATCATAATCATAAACTAATGGTTGCTGATATTTAGCCCAGTTAATTTGTTCCCTTATAGATTTAACAAGATATTCTTCAGCCATAAAACATTCATAACTATTACTCAAATAGTCTTTGGTTATCCTACCTTCAGGAGTTTTACTTACTTTCATATTAAATCTTTCTGAAAATATGTAAAATTCATTGGTATAAACATATATCGCAAATTTATCGTCATCAAAATCAAATACATTCATTAGGCATTTATATAATGATTGATATAATTTATGTTGTATATCATTGATTTCTTCGATATATCTATGAACTGATTGAAGTTGAGGTTTTGTTACTGACATGGTTAATCTAGTCATTTTACGACATATTTGACCTAATTTATCATTTGGTGTTCTCTCATTGTACCATACTGTTCTAAAACCATTTACATTCAATCTTAATGCGTTTAGTTCATTAAATATCTTAAAATTAGGGTGTTTATATAATCTATCCCAATTTTTCTGTATTACCGAAGTTATACCTTCTTCTCTGTCTTCATCTGTTATATCTTCCAGATAACCTTCAGGTAATGAATAACCATAAGTTAATTCTCTTACTGTAGTATTATTTGGATTAATCATAGCAGCACAATATAATTGAGTAGGTGTCATCTCAATTTCTTGTATAACCTTATCAAATACTGATTCATCATCATATTCATCTTCATCGTCTTCCAACATAACATACTTTTCAAAAACCATTAAAGCATAATTAACAATTCGGTTATAATGTTTCATATTACATAACAGAAGTTGTTCGAAACTGTTAAAAATATGATTTAATTCACCATTTCTAAACCATTCTAATTCTTGCTGAGTTACTTTTGATTTTATAAATCTACGAACTCTAACATATTTCATATCTTCAAATAACAAAGGTTCATTGGATAAAAGTGAACTCCAGCGAAAATCAAATCTTTTATTCTTTTGAAGATTCTTTGTCAGTATTTTCTTCATCTCTTCATAAGTAACAACATTTTTTGGTAAATCTTGTTGCCTTATTTCAGTAGATATTGATTTCAATTCTTTTAATTTATCAACAGATGATTTTGATGAATCATTATAAACAGAATCAATAACTGTTTTATTTACTGAAGGATATTTGGTTGCTATCATAATTATAAATTAGTATTTTAAATTATCAAAAATTTTGTTCTTCTATTTTCTTTGTATGTTTTTTCTTACTGATACCTCTACTTGTATGGAGTTTTTGAGTTACATTGAACATATTGGTAATCATTGTATCAACTGTTTGTTTGTTTAGTAATTCAGATGAATTCTGTTCCGGTAATACAATATAATCAAAACGTATACCAGATTTAGATGTATTCTTTTCAGCAAGATTACTCATCAAATCTAATAGGGAATCTTTAATTTTATCAAAAGCATACTTAGTGTTTATTTTAACACCAATTAATTCGATATAATTATATGTCCAATTTTCTACAGTTGATTTAAATGTATCATACGGTATTCTTTTATTTTTGTCAAGTTCAAATTGGTCAAGAAAAACGTATATATCTTCAATTATTTTAATTACTGGTTCAGATAATTGTGCATTATCTGATGAATCAATCAATTTGATAAGTTGAATTGCTCGGTTAAATTTCTTTTGTTGGAGTATACCATCAGAATTAACATATTGCATAATTAATTGAATACATTTATCATTTGAATACTTCTTAACTAAGAATTTAGCATATTTAATCATCTTTTCAAGAGCAACTCGAGATTGTACAATACAGTACTTTGGTGTTGCAAATGTATCAAAAGTAATCTGTACATAATCTGTAATACTTCTATCTTCGACAACTAATTCTGTATCAGATATATTCTTACTTATCCATTCCATTACGTTATTATATTCTAACCCATAATCATTTGTATAAGTATTTTTATTAATTAAATCGATAAATGTGCCAATCATAAGTGAATGCTTTCTTATCTTTTCGGCTTTGGCAGAATCTAAACCAATACGTTTAAGTTGTTCTTGTTCATTTTCAGATAAACCATCAAATTCAGTAGATATTTTTATTTCGTAACCATAACTATATAACACTCTTGCAATTTTAGTTGGATGTTGCATTACTTCGTTATATTTATCTTCGAAATTGATTAATTCATATTCTTCTGGATTAAATTGTATTTTACCGTTGAACAAGGTAAATCCCGGAGTTGATACGTTTCCTAATATCGGGTCGTATTGAGCAATAAATTCATTCTTAGCATTTGCGATTTCTTTATCATCAACAAATTTAATTTTTTCATCATCTGTTACTTGTAATACTAAATTTGGTTCCTGAACTAAATCAGTTTCGTTATCCATTATCGTAACACAATATATACTATAGATACCTCTTTTTCTGATACGAGCATTAAATTGTTCTATTTCGTAACCAGAAAATTTACCTAAATATATTGATGCAAAATCATACTTATCTTCTATATCAACACCAACCGAAAGATAATTGGTACAGAATACAATCTCGTAATCAGCAATAGTTGCTTTTTCATTGATTAATCTACATATTTCTTGGTCAGTATTTGAACGTTTGTAATAACCATATTTAACAGTTCTACCCAATAAGAATTCTATCATACCAATCAATTTTTCAGTATATATCTCTCCTTTATTAGTGGGAATCAAAATTCTGTAACCTTTCTCGATTAAATCTTTCGTTTTTGATGCTAATCGAGTTATACCATCTAAATTATCATCACATAACAAAAATTCCATAGTTTTATTATGTGGTTTTTTATACACTGATATAAAGTTACCCACATTTTTGAAAAAGAATTCTTCGCCTGTTAAAGTACCTGACATTAATACCAGTTTAGATGCGAATTGGTTAGTTGACGAAATATAATATAATTCTTTTATTTTCTTTAATGCTGATGAAGTTGCTTCAATACGATATTGAGAGGTAAATAATAAATGTGATTCATCAATAAATACATAATCAAACATATTTGAAATTTTATCCATATTAGCTTTGGAAAACTTATCGAATGTTGTTACTGCATTTATACCATACTCTAAATCTCTGATATTTTTATTACCATAAAATACATCAAAATCATTTATTATTGTTTCATCATTTTCTATTTTATTTTTGATAACAGATATATAAGGTAAAACCAATAACACACGTTTACCCATCATTGCTAACTTTTTAACGATAGTTGTTTTACCACCACCTGCTGGAACATCGAGAATATTTATCTTTTCATGAGTTATTCGACTCATAATTTCATCAAAATAATCACCTAAATATTTACCATCAGTTAATGAATACTCATACTCTCTATTTTCACATTTTATGGCAGTTAACATACAATCTCGTAAGTATGCTTTCTCTTCATTGAGCATTGGTGTTAATATCTCTTCTGAAATATTATTTTTTAATACACCACATTTTGTTAATATTTCCAGACCAACTTTGGACGGTACTTTTTGATTAGATATGGCACAAGCATAGAAAGCATTGATTTCGTTCTCATTTTTACATTTGACACTATCGAGAATTGTATGTGCTATTTGTAAACCAGCTTTACCAAATAATGGTGCTAAAGTATTACACACATTATAACGAGTAAAATAATTTATTTGATTTCTAGGTAATATTGTTACTTCCTGTAAATCAATATTTGTCTTTACATATTGTGATAAATCAACATCATCTAAATTTACTTTATTTATGTTATCATTAGCTATTTGACGAAGTTCTGTATCAATTCTATCGATAAATCTATTAAATTCATGATTTCTCAATAATACTCGTTCAATAGTTGGTTGATATTCGCTACCATCTAATGTTTGTGATAAAGATAATGCTGGATGTAAATCAACAAAATTATGATTTATGTAAGGATTAGAGTCGTATGATAATTTAATACCAGTAGTGATTCGAGCAGTAGTGTTATCTAAATAAACATTATCTAATTGTGTTTTAGAGTTTGGAAATTCTAATATACCTTTTTCTCTTGATAATCTTTGTAATAAATCATTTATATTTGATTGTTTCGTAAAGTAATTAACGAAATACCAATATTTTGATATTGCTTCATTATCTTGTGGTTTACTGTAAATATGATGTGGTGGTGCTACTTTTGTGTAAATGTGGAGACCCTTACCTGATGATGATTTAACTATCCAAAGAAACCAATGGAACTGTCTTAATTCTTCAAATATACGTTTCTTAAGTGTTTCGATATTACCACCATCAGCAATCCACTCTTTTAAATCTATATCATATATTTGTAGTCCATTCCAAGAATAATAATGTTCTTTAGATGGACGTATAGGTTCATAAGTACAGTAAAATTGATGTCTCAGAGATTTTTCAATAGATGCATTTTCAGGATTTATTATTTCCAACAATAATTCACCTAATGTTCTTGTACGATATAATTTTTTTAACGAAAGGTTATTGACGTATGAGTTATCAAGTAAACATACCTTATTATTTGTTATAAAATCTTTTGATAACAATTTTATCAATAGTTCATTTCTGATGATTCGTTTTTCAAAGACTAATCGAGCTTTCTCATTATCTGTAGTATTTTCATTAAGGATATAATTTGCTATATTTGGTATGTTTATATTACCTGTAAAATTTATATTCTTTATGATATAATCAGCTAATTGGTAAGATACATCAACATTTGTATCATATCCAAAATTTGAAAATATCCAATAGTCTTCTGTATTTTCATTTATATTGTACATTTTCTGCATCTTGAAAACCATATCAAGACATTTTATCAAATAATCTTTTTCTATATATTCTGTTATAATTTCTTCATCGTCTTCATTAGCAAACTTAGATTTCAAAGCTTGATTGAATATTGTTTCTTTCAAACGAACATATTTATCTTGTAAATCTAAATGTTTAGTAGATTTAATTATCAAATCTTCATAAGATGGGAAGTTGGAATTAACTTGTAACTCCAACTTCTCAACTTCCGCAGATTCTAAAGATAAATCGTTTAATGATTCTATTTGGTTCCTAAAATCATTTAATCTATTTTTTTCGTTTGTTATCAGTATTCTTTCATTCTTTTCGTATAATTTGGAATCAGATGATTGATTAACTTCATTGATTAATTCAATCATCTCTTCTTTGGTTATTTTTCTATCATTTTTTCTTTCGAACTCTTTTCTTGCTTTTGAAATCTTTTTCTTGTTATATTTAAGAACATATTCTTTCACAAGTTCATCAATATTTTCTTTATCTTTATTTATCTCTACTGCGGTAATTTCCATAATTATCTATTTAATCCATTTTTTATATCGTTTCTATACTCCCAACATAGGAGAACAACAATAAGTGTCCAAGTTATGATATTTATATCTACCATAACATTTTTGACTTCAATAGGTAATTTATCAATTAATTCAACTATTTCCATTCGTATTTTGATTTTAATAATTCGTAGTTTTCTTGATTATCAACATAAATATTCATGCAAGAATTTGGTATTATTTGATAATCAAATTTAATCGTTTCAAATTCTTTAAAGTAATGTTTCAAAGGTCTTTTATATATTAAATCCAACTGTTCTTTGGTTGGAGGATTATTAGAGTGAAATTGATGAATATAAACAGTACTTTTCAATTTGAAATATTTAGATTTATCAGATTTTAGATAAACATATACAAAAGTTATCATAATATATTATAAATTTATGGGATTAATACTCCTTTTTCTATGATTTGTTCTGAATTTCCGAAAGATTCAATTAACTGTACAATATTATAATGTAAGTAACTATCTTTAACAAGTTTCTTATATAACTTATCTGATTCAACAATATTTAAATCGAAAGTTAAATAACTATCATTATTTAATGCTGGTATATTATAAACTACAGATGAATCATCAGAAAATACTATTAACGAATATGATTTGTTTTCTTCTCGAACTAAATTTTTGAATCCAATAATCTTTCTTTCGTATTTTATTTTTCGGTCAGTAACCATTTCAACATACTTGTGAACAGCTAATTCCGTATATCTTTCTATTGTTTTCGTTTCAATAATATTGTTATTGATTATATCATTATCGTTTACCTGAATATTTATTGGTTGAAAACGAGTTGAAATTAATCTATCGAAAATACTATTATCCAATATTTGTTTTATGTCAGGAAATAGTTTAGAAGTCCTTCGAACCAATCTAAACATATTGTTGATAACATAAGTTGTTTCCAATATTATCTCTATATCATTACTATCATCAAACATTTCAGTAGTAACATACGGTACAATAGATACAGGACCAAAAGGATTATCATAATTTTGATAAATATTTGTTTTATGATTTTCCGTATTTTGGTTACCAACAGATACTTTATGGATTACATCAAATGAATGTACATTGTCAGCATCAAGTTGTAGATAATCTATTAAAGCTTGTTGTATGGTAATATTTGAATCAATATGATATGGTTTTATTATGAAATATGAACCTTTCTTTTCAATATTGGTTTGAATTGTATTAGGTAATAATTTCTCGTATATAATAGGTTCCAATGTATCTTTTATTTCACCATATTTATATATCAAACCAAAACTATTGTTATTTATATTTGTCTCAATATCCTGATATGTTAACGGAATTATTGATATAAATAAGTTTTTATCTGATATATTTTGTACAATAGGGAATAAAAAGGTATATTGAACAGTCCAGAAGTCACCTGATAATTTCAATCTACTTTGTTCAGCAGTAAATCTAAATGATTCAATAGGAACAATTTGATTATAAAATATATGAGTATTTTCACCAATCAATGTAATTAAGAAAGCAAATATACCTTGTGTTTTAAAACCTTGTCGAAGTAATATAGTTGCTTCTTGATATTTATAATCAGAAATATCATAATTGTTTTTAATATCAAATAATTCTTTATTGAATAAATGATTAATTCTACCTGATTTAATTTCAGAACCGTCTACAGATGATGGATAAGGTTTTGCTGATTCAGACCAAACCCAATTCTTCAACAATATATCTGTATTTTCTACAAATTGTTGATTAATCTTTTTAAACGGTTTTAATTCGTTTTTTGGAACTATCTGAAGTAAAATATCTTCAGATAGTCTCATGATTTTTTCGTTCATTTTTTAATTCAATATATCTAAAATTATTTTCTTTCGATACTTTCAATATTGTTTCGAAATCATTCAATATGTTTTTATTGCTGATTTGTTCATCAATCAAACATTCTTCGATTTCATCTATATCAAATGTTACAGTATTTTCAAATTCACCTAATTTTTTACAATTATTCATCACAAAAGTATAAAAATCATCTGATATTGCCGGATTATATAATATAAATTTGAGAGGTGTATTTAATATTTGTAGATTATCTTCCATAATTATTATGATTTAATCTTTTTGATTGGGTTAACATATTTTTCTCTGAATTCAAACAATTCTTTTAGATACATATCTGTTTCAGATGTCTTTTGAGTATATTCTAATAGTTCTTTTGTATCATCTAATTCATTCATTAACTTTTGAATTTCTTCTTTTGTTAATTTCTGAACATTCAATTTCAAACCATTAAATGTTAATCCTAATTTTAACATATCTTGTTTAACATCTGAAATCGGACGTTTAAAGATAATTAATTTTTCGTTAATAACTAATTCAATAAATTTAACCAAATCTTCTAATTCAGTTATTTTATCTTTTAATTGTTGAACTAGTTTTTTCTTCCTAATAGCATATATATCTAATCGACGTTTACAGAAGTTATCTATCAAATCAAATGGTGTTTCAGAAAATAATATATTACCATTTAAATCAATAGTGTTTAATTGTAAATCTGGTACTTTTGTAAACAACTTAAGTGATTTGAAGAAATTAAACTTATCATCTTCAAAACGTTTCTTAAGTTTACCATAAGGAAATTTAATACGAATATCAAACTCACCTTTTGTGGTGTAATCTTCAAAATCAAGTATATAAAATCTATCTTTTAATGATTGTAAATGTTCTATGTATTTACGATGAATTACATTATACGGTAAATCTTTAATAATTACTGTATCTTTATCAAAGTTGATTTCGTATTCCCCAATATTATAATAACAGTTTTTGTTACCATTATATAAGAAATTCTTATCTTTTATACCTTTAATTTCCGGTCGTAATGTATTTGTTAATGATAAAGTATCATCATTTGAAGAACCATTAACCAAATATCTAACAACAGCATTAATTATATCATTAATATTGTGTTGAAACGTACGATAAGAGAAACCAAATCCCGGTGAATTTGTGGTATTTAATAAAATCAAAGGTATAATAGGGTAAAAACATTCTGGTTCATTTTCATTACCTTCATCTTTTGTTAATTTCCATAATGATTCATCAGTTTTATATATATCTAAATTTTGAGATATTTTAACTGACAAATAACGAGCAGCGGTATCAACTTCATTATTTCTAAGTGAAGGTGTCTGACCAATTATTTCAAGTGGTGGAAATTTTAAAACATGTTCAGCTCCCAATTGTTCTGAAGTACCTTTCAAAGATTTATCGCCATGCAAGTATTCAAGCTTCATTGAATCCCCTAAAAGACTGGTGAGTTTAGCTTTCTTACCATTTTTGATTGTACCTGTCATAGCAGCATAAACTATCTTTCTTGCTCCGATTCTTAAACCGTCCATAATAGATGGTAATGCTCTGGTTTCTATAACATATTTAGCAAAATCTTTTACCTGAGTATTTAAGAAATCATCAGTTGATATTCTTTGTATTATTTTTGTTGCTCCCATTGTTTTAGTATTTTAATTATTAATATTATTTCGTTAATATATATTTTCTCATTATTCTTTCAGCATCAGCTTTCTTCTCACTGTTCGTTAAATCATTACCAAGTACTTTATATAATTCGTAAAATTCTATTAATAAAGTACTATCAGGTTTTTGACTGAAATTTTCTAAATACAGAATATGATTAATTTTTTCTATCAAATTTTCAACTGTTTTCATTTTTTCTCCTTAAATTTTTCACATATTTGTTTAATTATGTTTTTATTGAAATCTAAATAACTCTCACATTCTATATTTATATCTATACCAAATTTTTCTAAATCTGATATTTTGTATGCTGGTATTGCTGATTTCAAACATTTACCTTTAATTATTGTTATTATTAATTTTCCACTATCTCGTATATATTGATGTTTATAGGTTGAATTAGAAATTCCATATTCATCAAGTAATTTACAAATTTCAAAACTAGTTATATGAGTTTTATCAATTTTAATTGTTTGTATTTTCTGTTCCATTTGTATCTTCTAATAATATTTGTTTTCTCATTTCGGTATCTTTATCAAACCATATTTTTATAGTTTCTTTATATGATTTACCTAATTCGAACTGTATTAATTTTTGATTATTAATCATTTCATCATATTCCTCATCAGTTAAACTACCAAGACCTTTAAAGTAATGTATTTCATAACCTTTAAGTAAACCATCTTTCATATCTTTTTCAAAATCTTTTAAATCATAATAATTTATCGATTTTTTATCTTTCTTAGTTGATATGATTGGTGAAATCAATCTTGTTAATTTACCTGATTTTATTATTTCTGGAAAGTATGTAGCAAAGAAAGTTATCAAAAGGCCTGCGATATGCGAACCATCTACGTCCATATCACTTGCGATTGAGATTTTATCAAACGGACAATTTTTGATATTTCCATTAGGGTCATCAAATTGGAGTTTCAAACAAGCAATTAATTCTCGAATCTCTTGATTTTCAAGTAATTTTTCTCTCGTAAGATTTAATGAGTTCAAAATTTTACCTCTTAAAAGATATGCTTCATGTTTTTGAGGATTCCTAAATTTACGAAAACCTTCAGATGCTGAAGTACCTTCAAATATAAATAACTGTTTATCTTTAGCATTTTTATTTGCACAAGCAATTAGTTTATTTGATTTTGTACCTTTAATGAGAGCATTTAATTTACGAGTTTGTTTCTTTAATTCAGCAGCATATTTTACAGTATAGTAATCTTCCAAATCTTGTAAGATTTGAGATGTTGACAATTCTTTTATGAATTGCTTTGATAAACGTAATTTATCTGTTGCTAATTTAACTGTTAGATTTGTTTTGGTTTGAGAATCATAATTTGGATTTGCTATTGAAACATTACAGAATATAGTTATTTTCGATTTAATATCTTTTTCCGTAATCAATTCAATATTTTTAGATTTCAAATCATTTAATAATTGTGTTGATATTTGTTTATAAATTTTATCGATGTGAGTACCTTTTGAACAAACAGCACCATTTACAAAACCAAAACTATCAAAACCTATATTTCTACATACAATAAATTCGTCAGTACCATATTGATGTAGTATCTGTATTTTTTCTAAATCTTCTTTGGAGAAGTGTAATTTAACAAATTCATCAAAATTATGAAATTGCCATACTGAATTTAGTGGATAATTACCTTCAGAATCTTGAAAACCACATTCGAAAGTTACTTTCAAACCTAAATTAGCAGCGGCGGCATCAATACATCTTTTCTGTATTAATCTAAAGAAATGTAAATCTATTTCTTCTCTTTCGAATCTTGATAATTCAATATTGAAAGTAAATTGAGTGTAATGTTCTCCATTTTTAGCTGTTTCAACTACTTCACTTTCAACATTTTGCATATTATTTGTCCAAACTGTAGTGATTTTATTTTTACCATCAGCTGTTTGACATTCAAATCTCGAAGAAAATATATTTGCTATTTTACAACCAATACCATTCAATCCAACACCAGTTCTTTCCAATTCTTGATTGTAATTGCCAGAAGTCCTAAGTTGTCCAAATAAAAATCTAGAAAGATACATTCCAGATGTCTTATGAATCTGAACAGGAATACCACCATTATCTCTAATAATTACTTTACCATCTGTACCGATGAAAACATAAATTTCATCAATATCAAATAATCTTGTTTTTCTTCTTCTTTCGTCAATACTGTTACTTAATACTTCATCAACAATTTTTGTTAAACCTGCTGAATACATAACATTTTCAACAGGAATTATACGATTTTCTGATGGTTTATAAAGATTTGTGGTAATAGGTTCATTCCATATATTCCCTATATACATACCACTTCTGGAAAGTATATGTTCCACTTCTGACATACTTCCAAATCTTTCTTCAATTGTAAATTCTTTTTGTAATTCGTTACTCATAAATTATATCATTATTTTCTGTTAATGTTATTTCCTTATCAAATATTGAAATAGTTCTTTCAGTGAAATATTCCCATATTGTACATTCAAAAATAAATGTAATATTGTTATTTGTGTTATTTATGGTTAAGTTTTTTATTTGAAATTTAATATCTTCGTAATTTTTTAGATAATTTTCTAAATCAATTAACTTAGGAAATATTTTAAATCGTTGTTCTTTACATCTTCTAATAAGATTTTCTTTGTATTTATCTATTTGTTTTGTGATTTCTTCTTGTTCTTTAATGAGTTGGTATAAACTTTTTTCCATTTTCTTATATATTTAAATTAATATTTATTATATATCGTAAATATGACCAAACATAAAACGAAAGATAAGCTCGATTTGACTTTGAATCAAATCGAGCTTGAAAATAAAAGTAAAAAGTAATAATTAATTGTTAAAATGATGTTATACCAAATATTTTCATTGTTTTATTAACACCATAATATTCTTCAGAAGTAATTTGTCTGATTTCATCTGATTTTATATTATAATGATAATATTTGCAACCCCAAGGACACCAATTATTTTCATCATAAACAGAATTTGCCAATATAGTTATATCAAATGTTATGAAATCTGAATTTATTTCTTTCATTTTTGTTTGATATTTAATTTTATAACCATCAGCTCTTCGTTTTTTAATATCCATTAACTCTTCTTTGAAATCTTCTCCTAAATTAAATTTGAAATATAATTCATTTTTGATGTCTTTTTCCTCTTTTTGATATTTTATTCGAAGATTTTTCCATTCTTCTAAATATTTATGATATTGGTTGATATGGTCTGTTATTGAAATATTCATCTTTAGTTATTTGTTTAATTTCTTCAGTTTTTGTATCCATTACATAATATCCGGTTTGTTCAGTTTCATAAAAATCATAAACCATTCTATAAACATCGAAATAAATTTCAAATTTAATATATTCTGTATTATAAAATCCAAAACGTACACTAAATTTATGTTCTCTATCTTTGTAAAAATCATATTTTTCTTTGAAATATTCTGATTTTTCAGGATTTACTCGAGATAATAATTCTTCTCTTAATTCATTAAGAAGTTTCAATCTGAATTGATTATCTTCTTCCAATTTCTTTTCGAGATGTTTTATATCTGAAACTCTATCTAAAATTTTTATTATCATATATTAAGTATTTTTATTTTGTATTTTATTTGAAAATATTTTTTCCAAAATTCAATTTTCTCATCTTTCTTAGATACTTTAATTTTATCAATAAATTTCTGAAGTTTTTCAACCGTTAAAAATTTTCTTTCCATAAAATTATCCATTCATCAGAATTGTTTTTATTTTCAATATAACTTAAATAATCATACTCACAATAAGTTTGGTTTTCATAATCTATACGAAATAATCTTGTTTCTTGTGTATTTTCAAGATAATATGTAAATAAAATACAAGTATCACACTCATTTATGAAATTTATGAAAAATGTGTTTTCTTCCTCTTTGTTTGGAAAATAATCTTCAGGATTGAAAAGTTTAAGAATTTCACATCTAACTTTATCACCTGTTTTATTTAAAAGATTTCGTAAATCATCAAAATCTCTTTTGTGTTCTTTTAATTTGTTAACATTAAATTTTTCCATATATTATTTATTTGATTATATCACTTATTGGAATTTCCATATTTTCCATAATATCTCCATCACGATAAAATACCACATATTTATCTTCATTGAACAACATTCTCAAATGAGTAATTTCTATGTTATCATTATTTTTATGTTGTTTCACATAATCATAAATTTTATCATAAATTGTAGTATCTGAAAATAATTCTCTTTTAAATTCATAGTTTATTAACTTTAGAATTTCTAAAGGGTCACCGGCATAATTTATTTCTGTTGTTTCCATATTATTGTATATTTATAATTTATCCCAACCAAGTACTTCTCTTAAAATTATTGTGTAACCATCATTACCACCATAAAAATATGCTTTATTTTCTTTATTGTAATGTTTGTTTAAAATATCTTCAAAAGAGGTTTGAAGAATATCATCTAATTTATTCATTTCATTAGTAGACATATCGGAAATTGAAATCATTTTCTTAGAATTTCTGGTTGATAATTTTAATTTAAAATCATAATATATGAATCCCATACTTAACCAATAACCATAACTTGCACCACCTCTTGCAGGATTTATATCATAAGGGTTTGGGTTTTCATATCTTAACTTAAAATATATGAAATTCCATTTAGCTCCAGATGATGGTAATGCTTTTATTTCTTCATAATATGGTTCCAACAATTCATTTATTGAATCAATATATTGTTGAAATGTTTGTTTCTTAAAGATTTCAAATTCTTCCTTTGTAATCTTGTATTTTTTTAAATCATTGAAATGTACAATACCCATAAAATTTAGTATTTTTAAATTAATATAATAATTTTATCGTAAATATACACCAGATATAGATTGATTACATATATATTTTACTTTTAGGTTTATGTTTGTCTAATTCTTCTTGATGATTCCTAATATACCAACCATTATTGTTATATTCTTGTGGTTTCTGTTCTTCCATCAAAACAGTTAATTCCTCATAAGTTCTTACATTATTATCATATAATAACTTTAATTGGTAAAAACAGTTATCTAAAAATGATTTAGCATAAATATTCATTGTATAAACAAAATATGCTGTAGTAATATCAGCCATTACTAAATCATCATGTCCAAATTGACTTTGATATGAATTGTTTGTTTTGTTTTTACCGAAATTAAGTACTTGTTCAACAGATTGATAATGAGTTAAATCGAAAATATTATCATTCATAAGTGTTCTGAAAGCATTTACACCTACTAATTTATTTTCTCGATTCCATCTAATACCTATTTCATATTTATCATCATAAGCAATATTATCTTCAGTTCTGTTTTGACGAATAAATTTAGCTAAACAAATGTTATCGAAATATTTATAATTGTTATCATATTTATATAGATTGGATATTTGATTAGTGAATTCACCACCATAATTATTGTTTTCAATTACAACTCGAACTTTATTTATATTGAAATGTTTGAGTATATCTAACAATAATGTTGCAAAATCAACTACAGATATTTCATTATTACTAAATACTCCCATTAAATTATATTCCAGACGTTTATATGTTGGATTATAAGTTATTTTACGGAATTTCATAATACTGAAATCCTGTCCAAGTCCTTCAGCAATATCTATACCAATTAAGAAATAATCTTCTTTTAAATTATAATCAATTACATCTTTCGAAATAGTCATTACATCATATTTCTTCAATATACTATCGTTATCATAAGACCATTTATTTTCAAAAGCTAATTGATTATCCCGTAATTCTTTTTGTTTAGTTACATTAAATATTGATGTTAAGTTGGTATCGAATGAACATTCAAATCCCATTAACCAACCTGTTAAACCAATATTTTTTATAGTATCTTCTTTGAATTTTTCATCTCGATTAGGTACATCATACCAATATACTTTATTTGTAACGAAATTATTTGTTTTGTTTACTGCACCTATCCATAATTCGTAGAATAAATTTCGTCCGTTAGGTGTAGAAGCAATAATACATTTAGATTGAGGGTTGTTAACCAAAGCAGGATAAATGTTAATCCAGAATTTCTGTGCTATTGTTGTTGGAATATAAGCGAACTCATCAATAAAAAGTAAATCAAGTGAGAAACCTTGTACAACAGATTCAGAAGCAACTCCAATTGATAATCTACAACCATTATCTAATATAAATCCTTTGGAAGTAAATTTAACGAATCCCGGTTGGAGAAAGAATGGTAAAGCAGAGAAAGCCATCTTAATTTTTGAAAGAATTTCGTTTACAACCATTTCAGATTGTGCAACTACAACTATATCTTTATCATAATTTGAAATACAAAAATGTACGATTTCAACAATAGTTGTTGTTGTTTTACCTGATTGTCGAGGATAAAGTACTATATTCCATCTATTATCTGAATAAGATTTTAACAATTTTTCCTGATAATCCCTCAATTTAATTTGTTGCCAACCTTTTTCTGCATCTTTCAAATTAATAAAGTTATTACCAAAAAATATCTTATCATTTATACAGATTTTGAGAATTTCCATCTCATCTTCGGTATATTTAAATGGAAGATTTGCCCTCCTTAATTGAAAGTCTGTTTGTCTCGGTAAAAATGGTGATACTTTTAATCGAACACCATCTGCAATACCCTTTTGAGCCAAATGTACTGATTCAGAAGACCATACAACATTATCTGCTGAATCTACTTCAATTAAACGAGGGTCAAATACTTTATTTAAAATTAATGGTTTAACTTCTTCCGCCATTTATATTATTCTACAATTTCGATAGCTTTATATAAATCATCTAAATTTGCGAATAATTGATTTTCCGGAATTTCACCTGTTCCATTATTCCAACCAACTTTCTTAAAATATTCAACATAATATTTTGTTATCCATTGATTGGAACCTTGTTTAGCAATTTCCCTACATTCTGGATTATGATATTTGAATATTTCGATAGTTTTTATTCTTGATTTATATATCTTACCATCTTTTAAAAGATATACAGTATCATTTACATTATATTTTGGTAATTTAAACATAATTTTCGATTTTAACATTCGACCTAGCTTCTTCAATTGTCTTAAATACTTCATCTTCAGGATAATGTTTATTTGTTTTTGAATTTTTGAAAAATATAACTCTATATCCTGTTTTTTGAAGAGTATGTTCTTTTTTATCATCTGAAAATAAAATTACTTCAACATAAGTAATTTTTGCTTGATGAAGTTTGTTATCATTAAAAACATAAACTAAATCACCAGTATCATACTTTGGATATTTTATTTGTTCCATAAATTTATTATTTATCAAATATTCTTTTTGATAATGTTAAACTAGCTGTTGTTATTTGATTATATTTTATATCATTATAAACAAATGTAATTAAATATTCACCATTTACTTCTTTTGAATATTTTAAAACTTTAATTATGGGTTGTTCAAATATTTCTTCTAATTTTTTTTTTATTATATTTTCATTAACCATAAGTTTACTTGAATTTATAAGTTTCTACTTTATCAAAATGAAAAGCTGGATTAGATGATTTCAAGTGTAATTTAACACCAATTGGTTTTCGCCAAAATATCCAACTTCTTTTATATTGAGTTTCTCCAATCAAAATAATACTATCTGTATAAAAATAATTGAAGTTATTTAAATGTACTTGATTATCTTCAACAATCACATCAGTTTTGATTCGATAACCTTTATCAGAATAATCTATATTATATGTATGTTTTAATAATTTTTGTAAACTATCAATTTTTTTTAATCGAGCTTTACTTATTTCATCATTCTTTTTAAGTAACGAATCTTTTTCTTTTTGTAAACTTAATAATTCTGATTTATTAGATTTTGAATATATTTTTTTATCAGATTTGTTATTATATGAATATTTAATTTTCGTTGCAGATTCCAAATTTTTTGATTTAATTTTCATCGAATCAATAGTTTTTTGTAAATCTTCATTAAAATGTTCTAATTCATCTTTCTGTAGAGTTAAGGTATTAACAGCAATATGATACTCACCGTTTTTACCTTTAATCTTTTCATATTCGAATTTCATATTTTCAATATTACTTTGTTTTCTATCGTTTTCAAATTTATAATATTTCAAACGATTAATCAATCCAAGTATGAACAATACTAATAACAAACATATAACGATATATTTGTATTTCCATAAAAATTTTAAAATATAATTTACCATTTTATTTATCTTTTTTGAATTCTTTGATTATATCGAGTATTCTTTTATCCTTTCGAATCAATAAATATTCCAAAGTTTTATTATCTATCATCATTAAATTACATATATATTGTTTTATTTCAGGTTCAATATCTATTAATTTAACTTCTGATTTATTTGTTTTGGTAGATTTACTTGATTTAGATTGGTCTTTGAAATAAATATATTGAGGTACTTTCGAACGAGAAAAACCATTAATAAATTTATGTTGTAATGCTTTTATTATCGCAGGTGATTGTAAAGCTTTAACATTATCTGAATATATATTCATTATGTTTAAAGCTAAATCCGGATTACCTTTGATAATATTATTCAACAAAAGATAACTCATACTTTTAATTTCAAAATCTGTATATTTATTGAATTCTGAAATTGATGTATAAAAACTATTTTGAAATCTATTGAATGCTTGAAAATCCATAATTTGAAAATATTTAAATAATTACTTCATATTCGAAAATATGTAAATAACCATCTTCATGTGGAAAAATATGTTTTGCTGGAATCAAATTATTATTAACAACATAATAATTATAATATTCATCATAACCAGTAATTAAAAATGTATAATTTCGGTCTTCGTTTTTGTCCCAATATTTAACTATTCTACCAACATAATTATGTTCATCTTTTATTTTCAATCTATCAAAGAATTCACCAACTGTTATACCTTCACCATTAGGGTCATTTTCCATTTCGTCCAAAAGTTGTTTAAATTCTTCATCAGACATATTATCTAACGATTTCTTGAAATTTTGATAAATTTCATCTTTTTGTTTACTTATCTCTTTCATACCATGTTTTAAAGCTGATTCATATAGTTCATCTGGGTCAACCATATTAAAAAAGTTAATTATTCTTTCCTTTACATCTTTTAATTTCATAAGTCAATTCATCTAAAACATCTAAAAAATTTTCTTTCCTAAGTACTTTGAATGTATCTTCCATTTCAATAATAATATCATCTGGATTTTTAGTGTGGAAAATAAATGATGGCACTATATTGTTATATTTTTTAACAAAATTATTGTAATCACCATAAGTATTTTTTATATAATTTTCAAATACTCCAGTACCAACCATAACAGTATCGAATGTTTCATAATTATCACAATATACAATATCTGTATTTCTCAATAAATCTTTGTATTTCTTTGTGAATAAATCATTTTTGATACATTTTTTAATCTCGTCAAGTAAAGATAATTGATTATAATCTGATAAATCAAATATTACTAAAACATTATCTTTACCGCTTTTGTTATAATTTGAAAAATTACTTTCTTGATTTGAATATGCTTTTAAACCATAAAAATCATAATGGTATCTACATAACACATCATAAGGTACAACATAATTAATTTTGAAATAATCAGTTGATTTTGTTATTTCATCAATTAATTCAAATTTGTAATTTTGTTTTTCAATTTCTGTTAATTCTTCCATAGTTTATGAATTTAATCTAATGTTATTGAATTTATGATTAATCCAATGTTATTGAATTTAGTAAATTTTCTTTAACCATATTAACATTGGTTTTATATGTTTGAATCAAATTTACATCAACATCTTTCATACGAGATTCTAATGTATTATCTATAAAATATGTCGTAGATTCTATTTGATTATAGACTGAATCAAAAGAACGAATCAATTCTGGATTATTTTCTTTGTAAACTTCAATATCTAACCAATTTAATTTACGATTGTACACATATTGAGAATACATACTATCAATAAATTTTTGATTACCTTTCAATTTATCATATTGTTTACATTCATTAGCACATTCGGCTATTAAACGTTTAGGTAAATCAGATGAATCAAGAATATTTAATATATCAGAATCATTGTATATAGATAATCTTTCGAGTACATTATCTATATGTTTTTCAGTAATACTATAATTTCTTGTACCTGTAGAACTTAACCATCTAAATAATGGAAATATATTATCTTTACTGTCACCTGATATGATTTTTGTTAATACAATTTTCAAAGGTGATTCGATAACACTTAGATGTCTTTCCGTACCATTTAAATTAAGTAATGATTTCAAATATTCTTGTTTATTATCAATCTTACCTAATAAACGTTCATCTAAAGTTGTTTTACGATTTATAACAGATTCAAGATTGTTATTAACACAGAATTCACCATTTGGATGCTGTTTAGAATGAGTTATATTTCGAAACAATATTGTGTTATCATTCAATAATTGTTTTAAATCACCATCTGTACAGAAAATAATATTAAATTGATTAGCTTCGGAATACTTATGTGATACAAAATATAGTAAATCATCACCTTCCAAATAATCTAATTTAAAAGCTTTCACATAATCTTTAATATCCATGTAAAATCTAGTTAATACAACTTTAAAATTATGCCAATTAATTGGTGATTCTTCTTTCGTTTTACTTCTGTTTGCTTTATATATCAAAGATGATTTATTATCTTCAGTAATAGAATCCAACATATAATAAGGAATTATCGGGTCTACTAATTTCCTCCAACTATATGAATCAAATACAAATGTAATATCATCAATATAATCTTTGAAAACATTATAAAGATTTTTGAAATCATTCATCATTTGGTTATAGAATAATTCTTGGTCTCTATCTGATTCTAATGTGATTTCAGGATTATTTTTAACCAATGTAAAGATACTACGATTACCAAAATAATCACCATCTACTAATAAATTTCGTTTAAAATTATTTTCCATTATAATAATATTTTGTTAATTATTGAATTTGCTTTTGTTTTTAGGTTTACTTCTGTTATGAAATGAAAATTTTTATGTTCCTTAGATAATACAATCCATAAATCTTTATCAGCAACATCTGTTATATCTGCATTATCAATTAAATATATATCAAAATTATCTTCAAATTCCTTTTGAAGATAAGATTTTAATATGTGTGAAAACAACGGTAATTTCATACAATCTTCATCAGTATAATGAAAATTTGATTTAACTTTATTTTGATATTCTTCAGATTCTCGAGTTAAAAATATTATTGATGGTTTATAATAACCATTTTCTTCTCGAAATTTTAAATATTTATCAGAATTGATTGTTTCAAATAAAGTAAGTATATTTTCTTTGGTTCGAATATCATTTATTACAATAGGTTTAGATTTATCGAAATTATACATATCCATTGAATATCTATTAATCAATGCTTTCAGACGATTATTGGTTGTTTTATCATTACCTAAATAATCACCTATTGTATGATGTAAATTTCGTAAATCAGAATCCATTCGTTTACCATTTTCTATTTCATCAAATGTTAAATCTTTTTGTTCCATTATTATCTGTTTGATTGTACCAGATAAACGAAATATACCACAATTATTTTTCATTTGTAAATAATTTGATAAAATATCTTTACCAGAACCTATCTTTCCATAAATAAATATATCTTTTTTCTTTAAATCTCCCATATTTCTTTCTTTTTCTTGGTTGTTATCATTATATTTAATTCTTTTTGTATTTGTTCAATTTTGAATTCTCGAAATTTAGATATTAATCTAAAATCATCATTTGTAGGGTCTTTAAATTCATCATCAATATATATTACACCACCAATATTATTATTTATTATATCTTGTTCATTAAAAGCATTAATAACTGATTTCTTCTGAAGAAATATTGTTTCCTGTTCTAATAATATTAATACTTTATCAGAGAAATCTCGTTTAACAAAATTCTTTAAATATCTAATAATATATGGTTGAAATATAATATATCGATAACTACTACTATTTATAGATTGATAGAGTTCTTTTTCATTTGTAAGTTTATTATTTAACCAGAAAATATCATATTGTACATTATGTTCGTTAAAATAATTCAAAGTTCTTCTGTTAATTCTATCAACATATTTTAAATCATTTTTATATACAATAGATTTTTCTGGTAAAATAATCAATAATTTTTCGTTTTCAGGTTTTATTTCTTTATTTTCTGAATTGAAATTATCATCATTTAAATAATAGTTCTTTAATTTATCGACCTTCTCTTGAAAAGTCAATTCCATATTATCTAAATAATGTTTTTAATTCAGCGATACAAGCAAATATGCAACCAAATTTTGATACCGAATTATTCAACATATTACTGTATTTACTTACAATTATGGCAGATTTCAATGTAATATCATGTTTTTGTTGATTGTTCAGCCAGTTGAAGAATGGTTCTGAGAGTGATTCGAGTACTTGTTTTTCCTTACCTTTATATCGAGATGAAAATTCATAAATCTTTTGTGGGTTATGTTCGTTCATTAATAATTCGTATAATTCTACATCTGATATACCTGATTCAATAGATAACGATACATTTTGTTGAGTAACAGATTTTTTAGCATCAACAAGTGATTGAAGTAAAACTAATGATTGTCTGAAATCTGGAAAATTTCTAACAAATAATTCTTGTAAACCAGATTTATCATATTCTATTTTTTCAGTATCTAATAGATTTTTGAAAAACATCAAATAATTCTTTTTCTGTTCAACCAATTCTGTTTCATTAAAGTTATATTCTATTTTAGTGAAACGAGATTGAATTGGTTCGATAATTTTATCTATTTCATTAGTTATAAAAATAAAGTTAATATTTGTTGATGAATCCAAAATAACTTTAAAAGCATCTTGTATTTTATTGGAGATATTTTCACATTCATCAATAATAACTGTTTTTTGTTTACCTAAAACTGAATGTTGAGTACAAAACGGATATATTTTACTTCTCATTGTTTCAGTATTGAAATCATTACTACCAGATAAATATAATGTTTCAAATTTATTTTTATCTGAAACCATTAATTTAGCAGTAGTTGTTTTTCCTGTACCTTGTGTTCCAAAGAATAATAATCTATATCCTTTCCTATTGATTGAATTATTTATGATTGATTCAATCCGTTGAGGTAATTTAAGTTCATTAAATGACTTAGGTACATATTTTTCAATTAGAATCTGATTTACGGTTTCCATATTATTATTTTCTATTCTATATTATTATTTTCTAATGTTTGTTTCGAAAGTAATTTTATCTTGTTTTCAAACTGATTTATAAATTTATCCTGATTTTTTCTGAAAGATTCAGTTATTGATGATTCCACTTTTTCCTCAATATCTTTGTTAATCTTTTCCATATCAATATCTGATTTACCAAAATCTCTTTCTAATGCTTCATCTAACCGTTTCTTCATAATTTCTAATTGTTCAGAAGTGATTGAAGATGGATTCAATTTTGTTTCCAATTCATTTATTTTATTCTGTAAATCAGCGACAATTCCTAAATCATTATTATTTATATCGTTAATATTATCAGACTTAGGTTGAAATTCTTGTAACCATTCTTTTGCTTTAATATGTGATGAATACATTTTAATTGTGATAGGAATAAGAATGCCGATAATACAGGCAAATATAAAATCAAAATAATTAGGTTCTTTACCATCTTTCCAAACATCTAATAATAAGTGTCGAGAATAATAATATAGATTTATGATTATTTCGATAACTGTAAATACAATTATGGATTGTTCAACTTTCTCGAATTCTTTTCTATCATCTTTATCTGCAATTGCAACAAAATATAATAATGATGATGATATAAATACCGAAAGAATAACAGCTTGAATCATTCTCCAATTACCACTTAATGATGAAATTGAATCAGTCAAAAAATATGTATGTGCAATTTGAGCGGTTGTTCCAAGTACACAATATATGAAAGCAAATTCTCTTGATATAATTATCGATACAACAAATTTTATGAATCTTTTGAATTTATAAATACCGTTTGTCTTTTGTTTTTCCATTTAATCAATATATTTTACATTAATAAATTCATCAATACCATTTGTATTATATTTATTTTCCAGCAATATTCTATTTATATTTTTTATTGCTTCACATAATGATATAATACTTATTGAAGTTACATGGTCAAATCCAATAAAAATCTTATTTATTTCATAAATCATGGACCAATCAATAAGTATATATTGATGATTTTTGTTTATTTTTATAGATTTTTGTGTAGGTTCTTCAATGGTGATTTCAGATATATCTTTTATTTCACATTTGTAAACATCTTCCAACAATTTTTTAATAACTTCCTTATCATTTTTTAAGTTATTAATATTTTTCAGATATAATGTAACTTTATCGAAATCATAAAATTCCAAAAATTCATTACCCAAATATATACCATATTTACCCATTCTTACACCTGTTAATTCATCATCTTTAGTATGTTCACTATAGAATTTAACTTTATAAGGTATATAATCTGCAATCAATGGTATAAGTTTTCTATCCAATTCTTTAATGAGGTAAATTTTCTTGTCCATTTTTGATATTATTTAAGTTAACTTTCTTTGAATTAAATAATTTAATGATTCTATTTTGAAACCATATTTGTTTATCATCTTTAATATGTTCAACACTACTTTTCACTAAATTTAATAATTTACGATATTCTTCAGATGTTCGCATTGAAAAATCATAAACAGATTTATTGAATTCAATAGAATCTTGACGACTTTCTTTCAACAAATCTAATGTTTTTTCAAAATTTTCAATATATTCCTCATATATTTTTACAGTATCTTTATGATATTGCATTTCATGCTCCAATCTTTTATTGAGATATGATATATCATCTTTCAAATTTGCATTATAATAACACAAAGAAAGTACGATAAATATAAGTATAAAAATTATTCCGATTAAAATAGTTATTTCTTCCATATTCGATTATTTTACAGGTATATAAGTTATTGGTACTTTATTCAAATCAAATCCTTCTTTTTCTAATTTTTCAATAAATTGAGCTATTTGAATTATTTCGGTTGGTTCTCGTTTAATTAAAAAATCACAAGCTTTTGATACTGTATTATATACATCTAAATTTTTGACTTTGTTTTTGTCGTCGTTTGGTATTGTTTTATCAGCATATAAATTATAAACAGAATCATTTATTTCTAATATTTTATTTCTTGCTTGATTTAAATGAAATTTTAATTGTTTTTGATATAAATTTGATTCCGAAATTGAATCAATTAATTCAATAATATAAGAAGCAACGAAACCTATTTTCATCATTACTTTTATCTGCTCTTCGTTTTTTGTCATATTACAAATCTTTTATCGTTAATATCGTAAAATATTTCTGCTCCTTCGAAATTATAAGCACTATTTAAATTATCTAATCTAAAGTTTTGTCGAATCAAATCAATTGTGATTTTAACATCTTCATAATATTTAGTATTGACAAATAAATGATAATTTTTATTGTTGATAATTAACAATCCATCATTATCATAACTACCATAAATAATTTCGAAATTATTTATATCTGTTAATTTAATGGTATCATTATCATTAATTTTACCTACATAACAGAAATATTTTACTAAATTTGTTTCAATATTCATTCGTTTAACATTAATTTAAAGTTATCTTCATTTCTATCAAAATATATGATATAATTACCATTTTTGATTTCACCTAATTTTATGAAAAATTCAATAAATAATTTATCATAATGTTTTGAAATTAACTTTATCTGAAACAACAAATTATCAATAAATGATGTATTCAATTTATATGTTTCGTTGTTATAGGTTATTGTTTTAGTTTTGATAACAAAATTTTTTCGAGTTATTTTCTCACATTCAATTCCATTATCTTTTACTTTTAACATTAAAATATCGGAATAAACAATATCTTTGTTTGCATTCCGAAAACTACTGAAAAGTTTTGTTAACTTTCGTAAATTCTTTTTCCTTGTTTTTTGATTATTTTCCATTATTTGTTGATTATTAAAATTAAACATATAAAGATATATCGTAAATATTATCAAAGATAAGGGAAGCTGATTAATCTGAATTTAGTCAGCTTCCCAAATATCAAACTTAATAAATATTAAAACAAATGAAAAATTTAAAACATGCTTTTTAAAGTCTGGAAGTAATAAGCTTTATCATTTAATTTGTCTATTTCTTCAATCAATTCAAATTTGTTCTGGATTGATTTATTTTCGTTTATATATTCAACTAATTCTCTATATTTTAATGATTCACCAAATCTTACCTTACATTGTTCAATCAAACCTATCATTTGTTGTAAATGTTTGTAAGTTTCGATACCATTTTCTAACAACTGTTGATATAAATATGCTTTCTTTTCTGAACCATCAATAATTAATGATTGAATAGCATAATTAACTTTATCGATAACTCTTGTTTTAATTGTAGATGGTAAATCTTCCATATAAAGAGTTAATTTGGATTTTAATTTTTCTGAAACTTCTTTTAAATCATCAATAATATGTGATTTGAAATTATCGAGATTTAAATCATCAAATTTGAATTTTAAACCAACTTGATTTGTTTGTTTCAAATACATAACAATATCTTCAGATATTTTCAATGAATCAGAATCCTTTAACAATTCATAAATTTGTTCATCAGATTTTATATCATCTAATGTTATACCTAATTTTTTTTCTTCGATAATTATAGATAATACTGCTTTCAACGGTTCTGTTTTGAACAAATTTTCATCTTCAATATCTTTATCGTTATTATCTACAGATTTTAATTCTAATTTAACAATATCTGAATCTTTGATAATATCTAATGTATCAATAAAATCCTTATCATTAAAATATTCCAAATATTCTTTCATTGATAAAATCAAATCAAAAAACATTATAGAATATTTTTGTTTATTGTAATATTCGGTACCTTTCTTTATCGCTTTATTGTATTTATCTATTAATTGAAGATTCCTTAAATCTTCAAAAGTTCTATTAGTAACTTCTACTGATTCATCATAAATAAAATTATTCAACATTAATAGATGACGATATGTTAATTCAGATAATTTTGCAGATTTAATTTTATCTAAATCTTTAACATAAGAAACAGGTACAATTAATGTAAGAATACAATTTTTAACTAATGGAGATAACAAGAATGAATCTTCAGATGGTAATGTTTTATTAATCAAGTCTTTATTGATTTGATTTATTTCCTCCAAATAATTTACATCAATATATTTATATTTTTTAATTACTGAATTGACAGATTCCAATTTAATGTTAATTCTAGATAATCTATCATTTAAAGATGAAATTAATTTTTCGTTTGTTTCTTTTGTGTTGTTATTTACATTTTTTGGAAAATCCCATATTCCAATACCAATATAATAACATAAACTACCTAATAATTCATATTCAGTAGTTTTATCAATTTTTTTATCATCTAAAAGTAGATGAAAATTATTTTTTAGATTGTTTTCGATTGTTTCAATGAACAATTCTTGTTCGGTTTTAATTTTTTCAGTCATTTTAATTATATTTATTATTTGTTAAAAATTTAATGTAACAAGTCCGAAAGTTAATATACAAAATATTGTTGCAAATATTAATGTAAGTAAAGTAAATACCCAAAATCTATTATAAACAATATTTATACGATAATAAACAATAGATACTGAATATATTTTGATATTTGAATTGTATGTTTTCAAATTACTTACAATTGAAATATATTGTTCAATATTTGATATAATATTTCTTCTTATGATATTTGTTACGGCTTCAGAAAATTGTCTTGTCAATTCAAACTCGATTTCTTCTTCTTGACGATTGAACATTGGATTTTGTTTTGTAATCAAATCTTTTTTGATAAATTTCCACCTATTTATTGTGAATTCATTATCATCAAGAAATTTCACTAATTCATCGTCTGAACAAATATCTTTCACCACTAAATTCCATATATATCTATATACCAATATTTCTAATAATACAATTATTGGTAAAAATATGAATTGAATTATTGCTTTTAAATATCTGTAAAATTTATTTACAGGTAATTTATCGGTCCATTCCAAAAATTTAATTAAGTTGTCTACCATATCTATTAATCATTTAATGTTTTATCTGGGTCTAATTCGGTAACATAAGTAAATTCATCTACAGGGTCATCAGGTAATTTAGAATGAATATTAAATCTTGGTTTAAATCTTTGATTTTTGTCCCTACCAGAATCTATATTTCCATCATTATCTTTATTATTACCGTTACCATTATTGTTTTGATTTTGATTGTTACCATTATTATCTCTAATATTACCTTCATTACCTGTATGTGATAATGTTTCACCTATTTTAGATAATGTATTCATTCTTGGTATCATCAATTGTAATTTTAAATCCAACATTACCTTAACTACAACATTTTTCGTACCACCCATATCCATAGTGTTACGTTCAATAGTTACTGTATTCATTTGATAATCTAATGGATAATCATTACCTAACCAATTATATGTAGATACATTTTCTATTGTCAAAAATGATAATATCATCTCTTCAAATTCTAATGCTTGAATATATGATGAACATACGAAATTTAATATAACAGGTAATGTAATAGCTTTTCTTCGAAATGAACCTGTCCAGATTTCATTTGAATTACCTTTCGATAATAAATAATTGATTTCAACTAATCTTTGTGTATCTTGGTCTTGTTCTAAAGATATATCGTCGAAATTAATTACACATCTTGGTACTTTCAAATATTGTTCTTTCTGGTCAGTTTTTTCTTTATTTATATTCAGATAAGTTTCATCACCATTTTCAATAAACATAACAGGAATATCACCATATTTATTGGTTAATTCATAAAACGAATTAACTTTAATTCGTAAATTACCAACAAATGCAGTAAATGCTGTTTCTATCTGTCTGAAACTATATCTATCTGAAGGATTTATTGTCATAAATCAAATAATGTAAATTGTTTTATTTCGGATTTAGAGTATTTAGCTTCTATTTTTTGATATTGTGATTTACCAATTTTCTTTATTAATTGATTTTTCAATAAATTTTGTATCTTTTCGTGTAAAACAACATATAATTTATTATATTCGAAATCAAAATAATCACAAAAATTAGTATATATAAGTATTATATCATTAAATTTTTGTTTCTTTCCTAATTCCAACACTAACTTTAGATAATTAACAAATAATTGATTAATCATTGTTTCATAATTTGGTAACTGAAGTATTTCAACAACCAATAATGTTTTAAGTTTATTATTGTATTTGTCAATATATGCTTCCAATATTTTAGTTAACCAATTATTAATATTGTTATATTCGAAATCAAAATTTAAATCAATAAATGTAATACTACCATATATATTACTTAATGATGTTGTTAAAAAATCATTGATTTGTTCTGTATTATTTTGATTGTTTACTTCCATAAATTAAATAGTTATTTCTATATCTTTGAAATTTATTTTTTCTTTGATATATATCTTTTTACGTTCGTTACCGTGTCCTTTTAATGTACTCATTGGTAAATTATCGACAAAATCAAATACTGTTACTTTATCTTTTCCATTATTCTTGCGAACCCCTCTGCCTAGACCTTGCAAAACGCGAAACTGAGACTTACCTGAATTCGGAAAAAATATGTAATGTAAATTTTTTATATTAACACCGGTTGATAAAGTTTCATAAGTACCAATTAATACCATATTATCTTGTTGTTCCATTTTCGAAAGTATTTCATTTCTTTCTTCAATTTTTACACCACCATATATCAATTCGACACATTTTTCTTCACATTGATTTGATATAAATTCTTTCAGAAACAAAGCAAAATCAACAGATTCTACAAGTATTAAACTATTATTATTGAGTTTTCTGATAATATCTGCAATTAATTGATTTCGTTTTTGATAACGTTCGAAAAATGCTTTCTCTTCCCTATATTTATCAATACCTCGAATATCATTATTCCATAAATTTTTACAAAAATCTCTGTCTTCAGGATTTGAATAATTAATTATCAATCTTTTAACAAATATATCTACTATGTTTTTATCTTGAATCGCAGCTTGAATGGTTTTATTATACACCAAAGGACCCATCATTGCCACACAATTTAGATAATCGATACTTTTATACGAAGGCCAAGTTGCTGTCATACCTAAGATGAACCTTAAATTTTTGCACTTACCATATATATCATTTCTTATTGAATATGCTTTTGCTGAATGTGCTTCATCAAGTAATATACATTCAAAATCATCAAACCAATCATTATCATAATTTCTTAATGATTGATAAGTACCAATAATTATATTACTATTTTCTTGTTGAATTCCTTTTGAATATATTGTTGAAATGATTAATTGTTTATTTTCTGATTCATCATTATTTTGTAATTTTTCCCAATTCTCAAATTCTTGTGCTGTTTGCCTAACTAATGATGTACGATTGATAACTACCAAACATTTCTTTATGTTTAATTTATCAATCAAATATTTTAGATAGATATATGAAATTAGTGTTTTGCCACCACCAGTAGCTATCTGAATTCTTGCTGTTTGATAAGCTATAGCTCGATAAACTGATTCCAATTGATATTTGTAAGCATCATCAAATAAATCTATATAATCAGGTAAATTAACTGTTTCTAGATAATCAATTATATCTTGACGATTTATTTCTCGATTCATTATAATATTTTGAAAACCCTCACAAACTATTTTATCATCAGGTAAATATCCTTTTAAACCATCTCTAATATCCCACCAAAACTGAGCTGGAACATAAGTTTCTTGTAATAAATAAGATTCTGTAATATTTTTGTTAAATGATTTAATAAATGGTAAATATTCTGTTCGAGATACAATTTCTCTTATTCTTTCCAATATTTTTATATCATTATTATCTTCCAGAATAATCTTTATAAATTTTTTATTGTTTTTTCCTTGAATCGCTACAAATCTCATTTGAATGATAAAATTGGTTTCTAAAAAAGCCGATTTAAATTAATAAACCGGCTTTATTAAATATTAATTTAAAAATATGCAATTTATGAGTTTACAATATCATCGAGTAAATCATCATCTGAAACTGTTTGTTTACTTTGTTGTGATACAGGATTTGATTTCGGAGCATCTTCAGTAACCAAACCTGAAAGTTCTTCAGGAACAGAATCTTTTAGAATATCTGATTTAGATTTACCACTAATAATTGTTGCTGAATCTTTACTTTCATTAGAATCTGCAACACCATAACTTTCAATTTCTGCAATAGATTTTGCATTTCTAATTACTGGAACAATTTCATCAACTTTTGCAAAAACATCTTTCAAATATTGATTAGTTTCTTCACTGTTTCGAGGGTCATCTGGAGTTTTATATTCAAAATAATTATAAATACTTAACTCATCAGATTTTAAAGTTTCCAATAAAGCATTGAATACTTTTTCAAATTCAGGTTTTACAGATGTTGGATTACCTTTTTCATCTCTGTTAACCATATCATTTGTAAGTTCAATATATTCTTTGATTGAACCATCTTCATTTTTAATTGGAACTTTTACACCTTTTTTGATACCTTCAGCCCAATTTGATTTACCATAAGCTCTTCCCTTACGACCTTCGAATTCAGCTTCTTCACATTTAATCATTAAAATTGATGAACTAAACACATCGAAGATATTTTCAGGTTTAGTACCAAGTTTAATTAATTCTTCATCTGGAGTAAGTTTTTTCTTGATAAGATTAGCAATTTCTGGATTTGGTCCGAAAGTACTAAAAGTAAACAATCTAAATTGATTAATCAATTCTGGTTTTGGACCATTTATGATTTGAATAATAACACAAGCTTGATTTGCTCGAGTTAAATAATTATCAATTTTTTGTTTTGCTAATGGATTACCATTTTTACTATCAGCATACAAATCAAAGAAAAGTTCAAGAACTTTACAAGTTTTTGCTGAACCTGAACTAACATAGTGGAATGATTTACCTCTACGTTTAGGGTCTGGTAAAGTTTTATAAACTTGTCTGTGAATAATTTGTGGACCAAAAATATTAGTAACAAATTTAATTGTCCAAGATTCTCCGACTTGGGGCTCGAAGAAAATCTTGTCCCAATTAATACCACTACCTTGTGGTAAATCTTCTGCTAAAACCGCAATATTGTCGGTTTCTACTGTGGCTTGTTGAAAGAAAGCCGCTTGTAAATTGTTTTGAATTTCTGACATAATTTCTAAAAATTTTATTAAAATAATTATTGAATATTTTCGTAAATATTAACTAAAATAGGTTGAATAATTTTTGTAGATATTGTGGGATTCGAACCAACACATTTCTTAACCATACAAATTAAGTGTAATACCATTATACGAAATACCCTAAATTGAATATTGTTTTTTAATTCTTTGGGAGTGCACATTAATCAATTCACAAAACTCTTATTTTCAGTATCTAAGAGAAACAATATCCAATTTACCAAAGAACTTGTAGCTAAGATTGGATTCGAACCAACACGAATATTTCTATTCAAAGGATTTTAAGTCCTTCATGTCTACCAGTTTCATCACTTAGCCAAATTTGCGGATATTGATGGATTCGAACCAACGACCCTCTGATTAACAGTCAGATGCTCTAACCAACTGAGCTAAATATCCTCCACTTTATAATTATGACACACTTTAGATAGTAGCGGAAACTGGAGTCGAACCAATAATTAAATTCAAAAATAATTGATAATTAAATTTAATTATTTTAATGAGTAGTAATTTTAAAGATAGTAGCGGAAACTGGAGTCGAACCAATAGTTAAGGATTATGAGACCTTTGTGTTACCATTACACTATTCCGCAATATTTTTTCCTTTAAATTAAAAATAATTATCAATTAAATTTGAAATCGTGTTACCATCATTTTACACTATTCCGCAATTTGATGAATGAATAGGATTCGAACCTATAATGACTGGACCAAAACCAGTAGTGTTACCGTTACACCATCATTCATTAAAAATTCTTAAGAATTTTCTCTTTCATTATCAAACATAATATATTATCGTTTATATAAACAAAGATAAGTTGAAATATTATTTTGTTTAACCTTCGATTTTAATTCTTTCAACATATAAAGACCATTCTTTTTTATCAAAATCAATATCTATTCTATCAGGAAATATTGTTTTATAAATATAAATATCGGAAATGTTATCTACTATAAGTGAATTATCATTTTTTGTACATATAATGAATGTATTTAAATTACTTTCGATTTGTTTTATTTCCTTAAAATTCTTATATAATTTTAAATCATCAACATTATCTAAATTCAATTCACCATATAAAATAAATTGATTAGGATTATTTGTATTTGTACCAATTAATTTAGAACAATCGAAAAATTCATTTTCAAACTCCTTTTGAATTATATCTATTATTGATATATTATCGTAAATTTTTTCCATATTTTATAAAATTTACATATATATCAACAAAAAGAAACAGATAAATTTAAATTTATCTGTTTCCAAAAAATTCATTATTATTTCTATAAAGTTATATGTATTTCTTATTTATTGAATCAACCAAATCATTTACTTGTTTTTCAAATTTATTATTATCAATTTTTTCTTCAATAATTAATTTTGGTTCCAGATTACTTAATATAGATTCTTTTAATTTCTGTATGAAAAAATAATCTTTTAATATTTCAGTACTTAAATATTCACCAAATCTATTTATATCAATATCTAAAAATTCACAACTGTTAATTAATAAATCTGAATCAAAGTTTAATTGAATATTTAAATTTAAACGATTTAATCTAGGTTTTATATTTGTTGGTTTAAAATTTATTATCTTTTCTTCTGTTAATTTAGATTTACGAATAATACTATCAAATAAAATTTCTTCTTCTGTTTTTTGATGTTGTATTATATCTTTAAATTTTAATGTTTCTTGAGACTTTGGTTGTTCTATTGGAGTTTCAGATTTCAAATATAATGCAGCATCATAATTTTCATCTTCACTTATATCTCGTAAACCTTCAAAAGTTAAATTACCTAATTTTAATGGTTTATGTGATGTTATTAATTTACTGTTTGTATATTTAAAACCTGTATCAAAATATTCATAGTTATTAGCTAAATCATATTCTGATATATGTACATTATCAGATGTCACCCAATCATTTGAATCTTCATCAAAATAACGGATATTTATTATTTCTTTGGTTTCAGCATTAATTGTTGATTTCTTAATGTAATTACCAAGTTTTATTATATTCATAATTATATTATTAGTATTATAATGATTTATCTTTTTAAGGTTTTCAATAAATTTTGAAAACGTTCTTTTGAACATATATTTTTGATTTTATTGAGTTCTTCAGATTCTTCTAATTTGTTAAAATTAAATAAATAATTTTTGATAATAAACATAATATTTTTGATTTTATCATCAGAAATATTATTAAATAATTGTTTTGAAGAAGTTAAAACCAAATCTTTATTGAATATATTTGATTTCAGTTCATTATAAAAATTATTTACTTTATTTATATTTTTGATATTGTAATTTTTAACAAAAAAACTATTTTTCTTGTAAAAACAATAATTCAAGAATACTATAAGTGAATTAAGGTTTTCAGGAAATTCATTATCATCAATAATATAAAATCTTTCTTTTATTTTATTTGTGTAATCTACAAATATTTTTTTATTTTCCATATATTTTATTATATAATTTTATTCAAATTGTTATCGATTATTTTTAATTGCTGTTCTTTTATGTATCTCATATAATGTACTTGGATTAATTGTTCAGCATCAGTTAGATATTGTTTTCTACCTTCAGATTTATGTTCTTCACAAAATATATTTATTGGTGATATTTGATTATATGATACATAAATTGGTTTACCACAACATAAACAATTACAATTAAATAAAGTACGATACTTGAGTTTTTTCGTTATATTTATTTTTTTATCAATTTTAGAAAAAATCAAATTGTATGTTTCTTGTTTATTTAGGGTTATCATAAAATATTCCAAACTTTAATTTGTTCATCAGTCTCTAAATTAAATTTATATTCAACATCATGTAATCTTAGAATATATTCTTTTGTGCTTTGACGAATAAAACTTTCATGAAATACAATTCTAAATATTGGATAATAGGAATGAAAATTACCTCGTTTTTCAGGAGTATTAACCAAAGAATACAATATATCTTCAGCAATTTCTTTTTCAAATATTATAAGGTCATCTCTAAATTTCATTAAACCATTATAATTAAAATCTAATGGTGTTAAAGCTTTTTTATCAATAAAACCATGAGGATATTTTTGTTCGAAGTTTTGTAAATATACACCAAATAGTTTAAATATTACTTCTTTTGATAATTGAATAAAATATGGTATTCGAATAACTTTATAACCCATATATTTATATTGATGATATTTTATTTCATCTCTTAATTGAGTTTCATAAGAATTATAATGTCTGTAACCATCAAATTCAATAATAAGTTTTTCTTCTTCAATTCTAAAATCTGGTTTTGATTTTAAATTAGAATTTGGAACTATTTTATTTCTAATAATTTCTTTGTTTGGATATATCTGTTTTAAAAATTCTTCCAAACTATCTTCAGTTAAATAATCTTTATTATTATTCATAATACAAGTATTAAAATAGTATCAGTATTATTTAAAGAAACTTGGAATTAAATTTAATTCCAAGTTTCTTGTATTAATTAATATTCTTCCCAATCACTGGCATAATCACCATTTGCAAATTGATAACAATAACCTTCTAACATTTCTCCAATTGCATCAGTTCCAACACCATATTTTTTTGTATAAACATTAGATATTTTAACTGCTAATTGTCTCCATTTTTCAGGACTTGTACGAATTATTGTTTGTCTAACAGATTTAGATTTACGATAATTATTTATAATTTGAGAACTAAATTTTGGATTTGGTTCACCAGCATTATAAAATTCATTATAATAACAGAAAATTGGTGCAAAATCTTCTACAGCAAAAATTCTTTGATAATCTTCATCTTCACCTAATTCTGTAAATCCCCATTTATTAGATAAAGTTTTATTACCATTATATATTTTTTCAGCAATTTCAAAAACTTTTCCCTCATCAACTAAATAATCTGAAATAGCTAGTGGAGTTACTTCGTTATTTTGATTTAACCAATTAATAAATGAATTTAAAAAATTTTCCATAATAATTTAATTTATTAATAGTTAACCTATATAACCTTCTTCCAAAGACCAATTACCTTCATAGATATTTTGAGCATGACCTAAAAATTCATTAGCTATAGCATCAATATTAGCTTCATAACACATTTTTTCACATAATGGTTCAAATAAATTTCCATTTGGAATTAATACACTATTAAGATAAATATTATATTCAGAAGTATTTAACCATTCTAAGAAAAAATGAATATTTGGTTCATTAGCTTCTTCCCAACAAGCATCAAAATAACATAATAATGGTGCAAAAATTTCCATTGCAACACATTGAAATGGTTCAAATTCGCCTGTTTTGTAATTTTGATATGCTGATGAACCTGTTTTTAAATATTCATCGTAAAATTCATCTAATGGATTTGTTTCATCAATCCATTCTTGAATTTCATCATTATAAGTTTCTAAAAATTCTTTAAATTCTTCCCAATAAACTAAATCATTATTTTTCTTAAAAGAATTTGATAATATGTCTTGTGATTCGAATAATCTTCTGTAATTCATTTTTTTTTTTGATTAAACAATAATATAAATTTCGTAAGTTATCATCAGTTATAAGTTAACAAACAATAACTTACGAAATTTATTTTATATTTTATGCCCAACCATACTCATTGATAGCAACAAAAGTATAGTAGTTTAATTCTGGGTGGAAACCTATGTCAGCGATTTGGAAACGAGACCAAACACGGATTTTTTCTGCCATAGTACCTTCAGCAACAACTTGACGAGAAGCAGCTAAATCATAAGCGAAGAATTTAGCACCAGTGTCAGTAGTATCACCACGACGAATTAAAAGTACTCGAGGGTCATTAAAATCAATCTTAGGATTCTTGTAAACATTCATTGTACCATACAAAGTACCAGTATAGTGTAATTCAGGTTGTTGTACAAGAGTATTGGCAGTTGGAGATATAATATATTGAGAGTTCTTTTTAATAGCAGAAGCTAAAGTACCACCAATTACTATACAGTCAGCTGTACCAATACGGTTTTGTTGACCCATAAACTCAGATACAAGAAGTAAACGAGCAAATAAACGGTCTACATGAGTTGTTTGATTTTCGTAACCTGCAGATTGAATACTGTTAGGAACATTACCCATTTCTGAACGAACATCATTACCAAGAATATCTTCGTATTCTACATCAATGTTGGTAAATGCTATATTCAATTTAGATGGAGCAGCAATATACAATGAATAGTTTGTACCAGTTGCTTCATAAGTATTTTTAGCATTTGTAACACCTAATTTATATAAGTGGTCAAGAATGTTCCAATCGATAGTTTGAATCAATTGATTTTGAACACCGTTATAAAGTTCAGCAATAACATTAATTCCTTGAGCAGCTAAATCTTTAATCTTAATGTTGGTTGTATCAGCTTCTATTTCGATACCATCAATTTCAAATTGTTTATCGAAACTGATAACATTAAGTTTATTTTTAGGACCTTTTTCGTGTTGAGCACGGTCCATTTTCAAGCTGTTATTGTTAGTTGGAGCTTCAGGAATAGCATCACGGATAGCTGAAGCGAAATCAACTTTTAATGTAGTTAAACTTTCTTCAGAATCATAAGAAGCAGCACCAGTATAGATTAGTTTTGAAGTTTTAGAACTATCATTAACTAAATCAGCTACATCTTTTACTGAGAAATTATTATTTGGTGTATAAACATTGGTAGAATTATCAAATAAACCTGTACTTAATACTTCTACAACAACTGCAGCTTTTACAGTAGAAGCCATCATAAAACGAACTTCCATAGCTGTTTTTGCTGTTTCGTCACCAAGAATAATAAATTTAGTTTGTGCACGTTTGAATTTCTTAGTTTTCAAACCTTCCTTAGTGAATAATTTAGATGTAAGTTCAATATAAGATGGTTGATTATCTTTATCATCAAGTGGACCACCACCATAAACTGTATCAAGTAGTTGAGTTACAACTTTTGGAGTATCAACTTGAATTGTTGGAATCAAATCAAAACCAATACAATAGTTAGCGATATGTGATTGAAGACCAAATACATAACTTGGAATATCACCTGTACCAGCTGTATATGCTGGATTCCACATACCACCGGGAACTGCATTAGATGCCATTGGATTGGCAACATTAGACATAGTTAATGTATTTGATGGAGCACTGAAATTAGCATTTTCAAATAATTGTTTTATTTGAGGCATTGCACCAAATATGTTTGCATCTTCATTAAGTGGATTAACACCTAAATTATTTGCAATACGAACACGGTTAGCATATTGTCCCGCTAAAAATTCTAAACGTTCTTGTTTTATTTTTTCGCGACTACCTGTATACTGACTCAAAGTACTTCCGAAAGCAGATTCCATTAAAGGTTTCATACGATTAATTTCTGCTTGTGAAAGATTCGTGTGTTTGTAAATAGGTTCTTTCTTTCTGTTATTTAACATTTTTCGAAAATTGTTTTTAAATTCGGTTAAAATTATATATTTCCAAAGAATCTTGAACTAACTGACTCATTTAATTGTTGAGTCTGTTGTTGCTGTTTTTGTTGTTGTTTCAACTGTTGTTGCTGTTGTTGTTTTTCAGCTTGTTGTTTTTGTTTCAACTGTTGTTGTTGTTTTTGGTGTTTTTGTTTAACTTGTTGAGCAACTTGTTGTTTTTGTTGTGATGAAGCTTGAGCTTGATTCAATTGTTGAGCAATTTGTTGTTTTTCAGCTTGTTGTTGCTGTTTCAATTGTTGCTGTTGTTGCTGATGTTTTTGTTGAAGTTGTTGTGATTCAAATAAAATATCATCATCATCGTCCCAGTCTTCATCTTCATCTAAATCATCAAAGTCATCAAAATCTTCATCATCAAAATCCTGATCGAAATCATCGTCTTCATCTAAATCTTCGAAGTCGTCATCG